GTATGTACATCTATTGGTTGGGGTTGTTGTTTTTGATAACCTCCAGTGTTTCCATAGCCTCCGCCTTGTTGCTGATAACCTCCATTGTTTCCGTAACCTCCGCGGTTAAAGTTTCCGTATGCCATATTTACCTCCTTCATTTAATACTTGTTGGCATTCTTTTGTGCTTAAATATCCCTCATTATATAATAGGAATATATCATCTAATATAATTTGTTTATTCTTATAGGCCTCTATTATTTCTTTAACATATTCGCTCATTAGTCACCTCCATTTATCAAATGATTATTAATTCTATCAAACTCTGATATTATCCACTCATTTAAAGATGTTTTATGTTGAAGACAATCACAATTGCATTCTTCAAAATCCTTCTTACATAAGAACTTATCAAACTTACCCTGTTCATCAGTCCAAGGTAACGCATTAGTACATCTGTATATTTCATTATCCATAAATCACCTTCTCAATCTTTCTGAATATTAGTTTGCATTTAATACATGCAAACCTAAGTGGGTTAGTTACTTTATATTTCATAATATTTACCCCTTTCGTTATTTGCTTTACCTTATACTTTTAGTATAACATATCTATTATAATAATTGCTCTTGTTTATAATATATCTGTTACATTTATTCATAATACTTTTTATAAATCATTGCGTTTTTGTAAATTCTTCCGCGCCCTTTATAATGACTCATAAACCTTTGAATACTCTTGTGACATTCTTTATTATCTAAAATTCTATCCATAAAATAAATCCAATTTGCTATATTTTTATTCGTTATCATATTTACCTCCGTAATATGCTTTTAATATCCTATCCTTATATCGTTTAACTTCTGCTGATACCCATTGTTGCTGTACATTATTTTTTTTAGCCACTTCTGTAAGAGTATCACAATATAAGGTATCTTTTAATATTTTTTTATTTATCTCCTTGCATGGTAGACTATCGATTATCTTAGTCAATCTTTTTATTGCAAGTTCTTTATCAAACCCCCCGTTGACTTCAACATCTGGAGCTCCGATTATATTATGAAACATATCTATATCAGAATTATTTTCGGTTTTTCTATCATAAATCAACTGCCGTTGTATAGCCCTATGAACAGCCTTGTTTACATAATATTTGAATGGTACATTCTTATTTTTATTATAGTGTAGTAATGCCTTATATAATGCTATCAATCCTACTTGTTTAATCTCATCCCAATCTATATATGTTTTATAGTCAAGTGTTTTTTTTCTGTAAAATTCCGCTATCTTATAAACCAATAGTTTATATTTATTTATATCGTTATTAGTTATTGTCATTATTATTTACCTCTTGTCTTATAAGTTGCGCGAATGGTTCGCAATATTCATTCCCTAGTATCTTTTTAAACTCCGGTTTATATATACTAGCTGGTTTATAAAAGTCTGATACTTTTAATTCATTGTGTTGCTTATCATACTCAAAAGTCTGACACTGGTAATGTATAATACATCCCTCGTAAATAGCACGTAGAGCGTACTCTGTAGCTTTATCATATGAACTATGATGTTTATTTATTGCGTTGCGTTTTTTAATTGTCATTGTCGTATTTCTCCAATTCGTAATAAGTTTTGAGACTATGGGGTGATTGTGACAACTCCCCTGCCAGTTCTAATAATTCTGAGTTACATTTAGGGCAATGGAGTATGCATTCACCTTGATTGTCTATTGTCAATATAATTTCATTTTCCATTGAAGTAACCTTGCAGTCTTTACATTTAAATATATCCATGATTATTATCCTTCATATTCCATAATAAAATCTAACAAAGCATTGAAATTGCTTGCAATTCTATCTAGTGTTTCAGAGTCTATGTCTTTTATCTAAGCATACAATCTTGAGTACATACCTTGGCTCATACCTAACTCTTTTATACCTTGCAATAATTCTTTACCCGTCATAATTATTTTACCTCCGTATTTTTTAACAAATGCTTTTTAGTTTCTGTATATTCTTTACTTGTAAAGTATGGGTATATATTCATAAATTCTTTTTTAGTTAATCTCTTTAAGTCTCTGAGTGTCTGGCCCTTAGGATTAAGTACATAGTTATAATCGATTTCATTATTCTTTAAGTAAGTCATAGCTTTTCTTATAAGTTTCAATAATAAACTCTGATATGTATAACATTCCCATGTACGGTTATAGTATCTTATTTTACATGTTACTCCGATATCATGGTTGTTATATAGTACTCTACCTCTATGGCCCCATGAATTACGAGTCTCGTAATATTCACATACAAATTGTAAAGGTTTAAAATCTTTTATTTTAAATCCGTAGGATTTGCAGTAGTCTTTAATATTTTGGTTGTTATCTATTGTAAATATTTGCATTGTTTATACCTCCTTATATATTAGTATCTAACTTTAATGCTAAACATTTTTCTAAGTGCAATTCTACATCAACTCTATCTATACAATCGAATATGGTATCTGAGAATAATGTTGCGAATTGCGCATCTTGATATGTTTTATATATTCCAATATACGCAAGTCCGTATGCTCTTATATAATTGTTTATAATTTTCTCAGTAGGTTTATAATTTACCTCTATTGGTTCACTTTTACTGAATGCTAGATAATATTTACTCATAATTATATCTCCTTATATAAGTGTTCTAGATACTTTAATCTTATAATCAATTCTTTTAATTTTTCTGCTTGCCTCTTGCCTAATTTACGAGTTTTGTTTTGTAATTCTTCTAGTTCATATTCAGTCATTGATATCTCATTTTTAAAAGCTGTATCTAATAACCAATTACCATAAGGGCAATAATGGAATACTATGTCTGATTGGGTTTTATATAGTCCTATAATAGATTGATGTCTTCTAGTAGTTTCTGAATAATAAGTATTATTAAAGACTTTCAATAATCCTCTACGTGTACAAAATTCCTGATATATTGGCGTTGAATAACTGTAAATTGTATTAGTTGGTATATGTTTTAATAAACTACCGGTTGAGTTAAGTTTTTTGTATTCTCTAGTTCTAGTCATAATTAATTCCTTCCTGAGCTATGCTCGTTATAATACCTCTATCTCTTGTTTTGTTATTAATACCGACTCTTGATTTAATTCTTTACGTAACATATTCTTTATATCATCTGTAAAGAGTTCATGGTTTATAATTATGTCAACTATAACGCTTGGTTCACATACAGTCATAGTATCTGATTTATAATGACCCTTACCTTTTATGATTGTATAGTTATCTATGAAATTATACCGCATAACTTTACGAACCATATTAAAAAAATCTGTATTACTTAATTCTTGTTTTTTAGTATCCTTGTCGAACATACCTATGTAAATATTGTACTTATACATATTTGTCACTCCTTATCTTTTATATTTATATTATACCACTTAATTATATAGTTCTAACAATTTGTAAACTTTTTGTTACAATTATAGTCTAATTCTTATTATTTTATACAAGTATTCCGACTTGTCATAATATATAACTTATTGCTTACATTATTAGTATAAACTATATAATAAAATAATACATCCTCCTAAAGTACTATTTTTATCTAATACTTTAGAACTATTTTTTGTATTGCAATTTTATAAGACATATTGAAATTAGTTTTATACTAAGCAGTATCTATTCTAATATATTTAAAGATACTTATAACTTGATTATGTTATTGCATTTTATTGTAATTATTTTGGACTAAGTATTTTGTATCGTGTAGATATATTTTGTACTATATAAAAATGTTAGTGCTTGAATTGGTTTAGTAATTGGGTTTTTGGGATAGTATTACCCTCCTCATTCTTTTCCCCATGCCCCTGGGCGTCGAATAGGGGGGCTCTTTTTTTAAACCGGGAGGGGGATTAGCACCCAAGCTTTTCGTACCAAGAATTTCAAACTAAGTCAGAAATATATATCGCTTAGTTATATTTATATCGCTTAGATATATGTTTAAATAAAAAGAAGAAAATTACCTTCTTTCCCAAAAGAAAATATAAAAAGAAAAGGGTTTTCTTCCTAAAAAGAAGAAAATCTGTTTGTAAATAATTTATATGTTTGCTTATGAAAATGTGTAACGATACTTAAATATTCATTTATTTTTGTGTAAATAATATTTTACCATTGTGTAGATAATTACAATTTTATAAAGTAGAAATAAAGTAAGGTTCTCTTTCCTTCTTTCCTTCTTCTTCTCTCCCCCTATATAATATACTCTTTATAATAGAGTATATATAATATACTTCTTATAATGAAGTATATATACCCCCTCTTATTATTATCTTATTATCCTATCTTTCCTACAAACAAAGATTGGTACTTTCCAAAATGGAAATTCCCAAAAAGCTTTAGCTAGAATTGTTTACCCAATTCCTTAACCGCTATCTAAAACAAAGTTTTATCTAGAAAGAATGAGCACTAGGGGGGCGCGCAAAAATCATCGCATCCGGAAACCGTAATGATGTTACTTACTGGTTGTAACTAAATCTATTTGATTTATAATGAAGGTGACGGATGCCTGAACTCGCTTCGCTCGTTTTTATATCGTGTTAAGAATTGTAACAATTTAATATAAAAGTGAAGACTTTTTTTGAAAATTTTGTTAGTATATAAGTAGAGGGAGGAAAACATATGGCATTTAAATCAGGACAGCGTAGACTCCAGCAAAGATTACAAAGACAATTATTACAACAGGCTGGACTCGAAAAAGAATACAGAAGGTTACAACGTAGAATTAAGAAGGAGATGAATGGAGCTAGGCCTTATCTTTATAGAGATATAGAACCAATGACATTAGGAGAACCAGTTTGTATAATCCTAGTTTTAAACCAAGAAGATGAAATACTTGCAAAGGCTTATGGATTTACGGTAGAAGAAGTAATTAAAACAATGGAGGATTTCCTAGATGAATAAGTTCGTAGTAATAGGCGATTGCCACATACCATTTCAAGATAAGGCCGCAATTAAAGCATTTTTTAGGTTTATAAAAAAAGAACAACCAAATACAGTAATACTTAATGGCGATATTATAGATATGTATGATGTGTCGACATTTGATAAAGACCCTGAGAGAATAAACTCACTGCAAGGAGAGCTAGACGAGGCTATCGTATTCTTTAAAGGTTTGAGAAAATTACTTCCAGATGCAAAGTTGATTTTCATTAAGGGTAATCATTGTGCGAGACTTGAAAAATATTTAAAGAAACATCCTGAATTGTTTAGCTTGGATGCTTTAAAATTACCTAATCTATTAAGACTAAAAGATTTTGATATTGAATATTGCGATAAGTATTATCAGTTAGGTAGTTTAAAAATTACCCATGGTTCAATAGTTCGTAAGTTCGCTGGTTACACCGCCCATGCAGAACTCGATAAGAATGATTGTTCAGGAATATCTGGACATACTCACAGATTAGCAGTGTACTATAAGAAAACTCCAAGTAGAAGTTTAATGTGGGCAGAGTCAGGTTGTTTATGTGAACTAGAACCAGAATATATGGATAATCCAGATTGGACACAAGGATTTATTTACGGTACTATTCATAAAGATAGTTTTTCTATAATGCCTGTTCCAATTGTGGATGGTAAAATCAAATGTCCATTATGGGAGGATTAATGAACCATAAACCTAATGAATATATAATAAAAGATGAATATGCTTTAATAAAAGTTAAATACCATAATAAGATATATTATACAAAAGTAGATATAGATGATTTAGATTTAATATTAAATACTTGTAGATGGTTTGCACACCCAAGAAAAACGGATAATTATATTATTAATCGTTACGGAGAAAAACTTCATAGACTAATAACTAATTGTCCTAAGAATTTAGTAGTAGACCACATAAACGGAGATACTTTAGATAATCGTAAATCTAATCTTAGAATAGTATCACAGGTAGATAATATTAAAAACAGAACAAGAAAAATAAGTAAATTAGGTAAAGGTATATCTAGAAATCATAGCCTCTACTCAGCAGAGATGAGAATAGATGGTATTAGATATAGGAAAAATTTCAAAACATTAAAAGAAGCCATAGAGTACAGGAGATATCTCGAAGCTATGGCAAATAAATAAAAAGCTGGAAATTCATCACTTCCTTCCTTTTATTGTCACTTAGGGTTCCAGCTAATCCCTAAGACCTTTTCTTTTTGGAGGAAGAATGGCATTAACAAAAGAACATTGGATATTTATTGACAACTATATACAGACTATGGATTACGCTGAGTCTGCTAGAAAGATGGGAGTACCTGAGAAAGAGTCCGTAACAGCCGGACTTAATCTTATAGCTAATAAAGAAATACAAGAGGCTATAAAGTTAAGACGAAATGAATTAGTAGAAGCTATGAGAGCCATACCAATGAATAAGGAACAAATACTTGCTACAATGATGTTTCAATATCAGAAAGCTAATAAACTAGAAAGAACTAAAGAAGCTACTGAGATACTTGCTAAGATAGCAGAAGCAAATGGTATAGACCTAAAACAAATTCAGGTTGAACCAATTAATTTAATTATCAATAATTTAGATGAAAATAAAATTTAAAGAATGGATACGCTAGAGTCGTATGCTGTAATATAGCATAATATAAAGGTTCTCTAGTCCAAAGTAAACTCGAGTAAGGCTTTGGCTCAAAGGTGGAATAAGAGGTCTTGTTGTTTTGACCAGTTTAGAGTTGAAACTGGTTCCACAAACCCTTCGGGGTTAATGCTATCGGACCAAAAGAGTAGGTCAGAATAGTTCAAAGGATACTACGTGTATCCTTTTATTTATACTACTCTCTCATACAAAGTTAGAATAGAGAGAGAAAGTCGTTGAAGCTCCCTCACTTTAGATAAGGCTAGGAGCTTCTTCTTTCGAAAAGAGAATTTGAATGGAATATATAATAAACTCAAAGAAGTATGGACGTAAAGTTGTCTTACTTGATGAAGAAGATTATAATAAAATTATAGCTTCAAATTTTAAATTACACCTAAAGTACGATAAGACTGTAAATAATTTTTACGTTCAATTTCACTATCCAGATACGACTAAGAAAGATAATAGAAGCACTATTGGATTGCATAGATGGGTAATGGGTAGTCCTAAGGGATTGCAAATAGACCACATCAATCGTAACCCATTAGATAATCGTAAATCTAATCTTAGAGTAGTTACTTGTCAACAAAATAGTCAGAATAAAGGTAACTATAAAAATAATAAAACTGGAATTAAAAATGTATATTATTGTAACATACATCAATGTTATATAGTAGAAATAAAATACAATAAGCGAGTTTTAAAAAGAAAACATTGTAAAACTCTAGACGAAGCTAAAACATGGAGAGAAATCCTAATTAAACAATTAGGGCTTGAGGGGGTGATGTAAGATGTCGAACTACGAAATTACTTTGCTCCCAGCACAACGTAAGTTTATAGAGGTTCCGAGTGATATTAAAAATATGACTCAATATGTGAGCCTCTATCAATGAGCAAGGAGGGTTCGGCTCCTGAGCTGGAAAGACATTTTCAGGTTCACTTAAAGGTTTATTAATTGCTATTAAATATCCTGGTAGCGAAGGCTTAGTTGGTGCGTCGACATATGCATTACTAAGTCAGACAACCTTACCTAAGTATTTTGAACATTTAGATAACCTGGGTTGGAATTATACTTGGAATGAAAAGAAGCAGACTCTTACTTTAGGTAATGGGTCTACAATTTTATTTAAGCATTTTGAGAATGCTGAGGACTTAAAGTCTATAGACAAGCATTGGTGCGAAATAGAGGAGATGTCTCAAATAGGAGAGGATAGTTTTAATATGTTGCTATCCCGTATTCGTAAAGCTCCTAGACCAGAATGGGGAGATAAATTTATATGGCAAATATTTGGTCATAGTAATCCTCAAGCAAGTAAAGGTTGGATATATGATAAATTTAAAAAACATCCTCAACCTAACTTTAGAAGAATAATAGCCCCTACGATTGAAAATTATCATCTACCTAAAGATTTCGTAGATAACCTAAAGAATACTTATAGTGAAGAATACTTTGCTATAAATGTATTAGGACAAGACGATGATAGTGAAAGCTTACTAGCAGTAAAAGGATTTAATTCTGATGTGCAAGTTTCAGAAGCTTTACAAATAAATCCAACATTTCCTATTCATTTAACTTGTGACTTTAACGTAGACCCAATGTGTTGGTATATATGTCAAGACTATAATAATAAGACTTATGTGTTATATGAGTTTGTTATAGAAAATACAGATACCCCTACATGTGCACAGTTAGTTGCAGAAACTCTAGGAGACAAATATAAAAAGCATCCAATTATAATAAATGGTGATGCTACTGGAAACAGTAAAACAACTAAAGGTGTTGATTATAATTTGCTTAAAACCGTACTTTATCGTGAAGGTTTCGTAAATTTACAAGTATCAACATTATTGAAAAACCCAAGTATCGAATGGAGAATGTCTTGTTTTAATGAATGGATGAGAGACCATACTGGTCAACATCATATTTTTATACATCCTCAGTGTAAATATTTTATATATAACTTAGAGAATGTTGAAATCAAAGAAGGAACAAGTAAACCAAAGATACCTAGTACGGGAGAACTTAAACGTAACCCTAAGGCTAAGTACTTAATCCATCCGATAGATGCAGTTAGTTATTTAGTTTGTAAATATCACCCAATCCGTAAAGAGTCTGAATGGACCGTATATAACAAAAATACAGCTACTGATGTATTTGGTGGTAAATATGATAGGCGATTAATATAGGAGAATTAAATGGTCGCGTACTTTTATAAAGAAAATAAAAAGGTAAGTCTTAATCCTGAAAAAAGAACTGCTATATGTAGTGATATAAAAGGTTTATTTAAAAAGTATTATAAAGCGCTAGAACCTTCAAGAAAAGAAACAGCAGATATACTTAAAAGTCTATTTCCAGATACAAATCCAGATAAAATGGAAAAAGTTCCAGACTTATATCAACAACATCAAACTTATATATCAGCTCTTCATAGAGCATGTACCCCTAGTTATCAAGCTATGGTAGATGTTGAAGGTTTAAATTTAGCTAGTAACGAACTAGCTTCAACTTATAAGGCTAGTCTAATTTATGACTTCAAGAATATAAAGTTATTAGATACTTTAGCTAAGATACTTTATGATTGGACTGTTAAAGGTGAGGCGGCCGCTTATATTCAATGGAAGACAGAAACGTATCAAAGAGTGGATACTGTTAATAATGAATATATAGATGAAGATGGTAATACAGTTAAGGAAACTTTAAAGGTTCGACAAGATATACCAATCTTTGAATGCGTAGATGTCAAATACTTAGACCCTCATAGTTTATATTTTGATAGAAGTCAAGTATCTGATTGGGAGAATTGCCGTAAGATATATAGAGACTTTGTTCCTCTTGAAAAGATATTAGCTAATCAAGGATATAATCTTACTCCTGAGGATAAGAAGGAACTGAAAGAATTAGTCAAACAACAACAAGAAAATGACATAGGACAAATTAATTCAGAAACTATAGTTTATGGTAATACCGTAGAAGTTCTGGAATTCGAAGGTACTTATACTTTACCAGGAGAAATAGAACCTCTTAGAAGAATTGAAGCTACAATAGTTGCTGGTAAGTATTTGTCTCAGTTCCAAGAGAGTGATAAGCCACAAACTCCATTTATATGGAAACCTTATATGGAGAGACCTGATACTGGTCGTGGTCAATCTCCAATGAAAATACCTAGTATAATTAATGCAGTAGAAAATATGGTAATGGATTTAATGATGGCTTGCTATAGATTAGTAGCTAATCCACCATACTTAACTCCTAAAGGAGCAATGCCTTATCAAGTAGATATTGAACCTGGTATGCCAGTAGAATGGGACCCTGAGATACTTGGACAAGCTCCTACTCCAATGAACTTCTCAGGAGGTTTACAAGGATTTACTCTTAATAATTATTTGACTCAAAAGATGCAAGATGCGACTGGTATAACACAGTATATGCAAGGTAGTCAAGATGGTTCAGTAAGAACTGCAAGTGAAGCAAGTTACATTCATTCAGGCGCTTCAATGAGGATGGCTTATGAAGCTATGAAATTTAATGCGTTCCTTGAAGAATTAATTAATAAATATGCTATCTTTAAAAAGGTATTTGATACAAGAGATATGCAAGTAAGACGAGAAGATGGTATTTATGCTGAGGTTGATGAAGCAGTAAGAACTGGTAGATATCATCTTATTATTGGTGGTTCAAACAGTGCGGTAGAGCGTGAAGCAGAAACTCAAAAGATATTCCAATTGTTAGGGCTTCCAGCAATTCAAACATTAGCACAAATAATGAACCCTGTACAATCTGCTCAATTCTTAGTCTGGTCATTAAACAGAATGAATATAAACGGAACAAGTCAAATAGAGGAGATGTTAAAAGGAAACAAACAATTACAAGATATAGCAAGACAGTTAGGCGTTCAAGAACAAAATATACCACAATTCCAACAAGATGTTCAGCAGTATGTAGCTGATAATATGGGGAATATTGGTAGACAATTTGCTCAAGAACAATTAAATAATTATATGCAGAATGGAGGTATTCAATAGTGTTCAACCTTGAAACAATTAATCTGTTCACTAAGAGACGAGACTCGACAAAAGTAGATACTCAAGCCATAGAAAAGGCACAAAGTGAACTTAAAAAGTATGAATGTTTCAATACATTATTAAATGGAAAAGAAGAATGTTTCAAACAATGTAAAGACATCATACTTCAAGATGTACTATTAGCAACTCGTAGCAATTCAAAAATCAATCGAGATTATCTTTTAGGTTTCCAAGATGCTTTGGATATTATACTAAGAGATTTCGAAAGATTTAAGACTGCTATGGATAAACTAAATTAAGGAGATTTTGATTTATGGAACCAATGAATGAACAAGTAACTCAACCAGCAGAACAAGCTTCAACTCTTTCAGAGACAGCTCCGCTAGAAGTAAATACCGAAGCTCCGGTTGTAGATACACAAAACACTCAAACAGAAACATTAAACGATAGCCCACTAGAAGGAGCAACAACAGATGTTAATACTCCTGAAGGTAATGTAACTCCTACGGATAATAAAGTTCTCGTAGAGGGCAAGCCAGAGGTCTCTAATGAAATTCAGAAAAAGTTAGACCGATTGGCTGAGTACGAAGTAAAAGAGAAAGAGTTAAACGATTTAAAAGGTAGACTTGGTGTTCAAGACTCAGTTCAAGATAACCAAGTATTTTCAGCTCAACAACAATTAGCTATTGCTGAAAACCAAGCACAGCAGGAATACATTAGACTATGTAATGAGTACGGTGTAGATTATAGACCTGACAAAATTGATGCTAGTGGTAAAGAGCTATTAGAAAAGGACCCTAAGGCATTTTATGAACTACGTTCTAAACTTGAAGGTTTAAATAATCGGGTTGAGGCTCAACGTACTGAGGTGAATAACTTTGTACATCAAAGAGATATTCAATCCGCACTAGCTCGTAATCAGCAAATATTAAAGGCTTCCCCAGTGGTAGGTAACATAGTTAATCATTATCTACAGCAAGGATGTACTGGTGCAGATATAGACCAGATAGTTGGTTTTAGTAACCAGATAATTCAAGAAGCTTTTGAAATGGGTAGACAATATGCTATGAATGAGAAAGCGCAAGTTAAACCAGCGCAAGTATTAAATAATACTACAATATCTCAACAAGCGCAATCAACCCCAGAACAAACTAAAACATTAACTTTAGCGGATGTAGCTAATATGGATGCTGAAACTTATAAAAAACATCAAAAAGAAATCGACAAACTCTTTCTAGGTTAGTAAATATTTAACTTAAAAGGAGAAATAAAATGACAAGTATTGGAAACCCACATGGACAGAATTCAGTTTTTGATGGTGCATTAACCAATGCAAATGGTGCAATTCCTATTATATTTTCTAAAAAATTAGCAGTAGCTTACGGTACCAAAGGTATGGGTGTTACTGATAACCTTACCAATGATAACTATGCTGGTGAAATCAAAGAAATGGGTGATAGGGTAAGAATAGTTGTACCTATC